CGGCCTCGCCCGTGGTCTTCACTGTCCAGAACGGCACCGCTGGGATCGCCCACAGGGCAGTCACTGCTCCACTATCCATCACCGTTCCCAGCGGTGCCACCCTTGGCACAACCAACGGTCAAGCGAACCGTATCTGGGTTGGCCTCTTTGACAACGCTGGCACCCCAGTGCTGGGCGTGTACAACTCCTACAACGGCAACGTCGTCCCATGGAATGAGACCCTCGCCGCCTCTGGCACGGGCATCTCCGCAGGAAGCGGCTCTGCCCAAGTGTGGTACACTGCGTCAGCGGTAGCCTCGAAGTTCTTCAAGCCCTTGGGCTATGTGGAGTCCACGCAAGGCACCGCAGGCAACTGGGCCACCGGGATCTCCGCTGGGGCTCTCTTCGGCCCTGGCGTGAAGCGCCCTGGCGACATCCTCCAAACCATTGGTGGCACCACGTCTTCCACGATCTCGCTGTCTTCCCCAGCGAACGTAGTGAACTACTCTGCAGGAGTAAACATCTCCCTCACCAACGCAGTGACCACTGCCACCTGGAAGCGTGGTGCCACTACCCTCCTCACAGAGAACATCGGCGTTAGCGGGGCCGGCATTAGTGTACAACAGATCGCCTTCGCCTCCCTCCTTGACGCCCCCAACACGACCTCGTCTACGACCTACGCCGTGGCCGCAGCCGCAGGTGGTACCGCAGTGTCCTCCCTAGCACAGGAGATTCAAATCTAATGCCACTCAAATCAGGTTCTTCCAAGAAGACTATCTCCTCCAACATCGGCGAGATGGTTAAGGCCGGCCACCCTGTGAAACAGGCCGTGGCCGCTAGCTATCGCAAAGCAGGGATCCTCCGCAAGAAGGGTCCTGGCCCAACCAAAGGTCCAATGAAAGGAAACATCGGTGGCCGCTGATCAAGTCGAAGACTTCAAGGCGAAGGTTCGCCAGGACAATCCGGTCTCTGACAACGCTTACCTTGAGCGGATCTCTCGTGACATGACCACGATTCGGCAGATGCTGAGCGAGGTCATCGCCTACATGAGGGACGCCGAGAAGGAGGTCTCCGAGAAGATGCGGAGGTTCATGATGTACATGCATGATCTCCACGATATCACCTACATGTACGAAGAGCGAGGCCTCCAAGCCCCTGAGTTCATCCGCAAGGAGATGGAGCGTTGCGACGACCGCTTGCGCCAGCTCCTAGCGGGCGAGCACGCCCCCGGTGGGACCTTTGAAAAGGTCCGTCGAGAGATGGCCACCGACATCGACAACCGCTGGGATCACACCAAGCAGCTTAGCTTTAAAGGAAAGAGTGCACAGCAATGACCCTCGGCGAATACCGGGTTGGACTCTCCTTCAACCCTTCTGGAAACCCCAAGGTGGATGCCATCAAGAAGGCGGCAGCAACCTCCATCGACATGCTGGAGGCCGAGCGTGATCCTAGCTTCCCAGAGCAGGCTCGCCTTCTCGATTTGGCCCAGGGCCTTATCGAAGACGCCGCAATGTGGGGCGTCAAGGCCGTAACGAAAGTACCCCCAGCATGAAAAAGCAAGGCATGGCCGACCGTACCACGCATGGGGAAGGCGCCCACAGGGAGCCTCGCCCCTACGCAATCAACCCCAACTTCCCCTCCCAGCTTGGCTCTGCGATCGACCCGATGGCCGCCGAGAAGATCCAAATGGGCAAGGGCTACGCTGCACACATCGGCCCCACTGATGGAATGGAGCAAGGCCCTGGCGGGAACCGAAGTGTGAAACCAAGCGGTGGGCAAGGCCACCATTAAAGGAGCGAAGCATGAACGACGACGATTGGAAACACGTAGAGCGGATGCTCAACATCATCGAGCTTTGCGCTGGGCATGGCACTACCTACAACGGCATCGCCACTGCTGCGCACGCAGAGCTGCGAGCCATCAAAGACAACCTGGCAGCGCCCAAGACGGCAACGCCCAGCGAAGCGGAGGAAGAATAATGGCAAGACAGATTCTCAGTGACTACGGCCCCGAACGTCGTACCGGCTCACGTCCAACTGGACTATCACGCCCTGGTCCACGAGATGTCCTCAATTACAAACCTCCTCAGGGACCTACCAACATCACCGAGAGTAAGTCTCCGGGCCTACATGGAGCTAACCTGGGCTATTGCGGTTCTCAAGAATCTACTTCCTGCGGCTGCGATAGCAGCGGAAGCCCCGGCCTCGGCGGTTCAATGAAGATGGTTCAAGGGAGGCACTAAGTGACCTCAATCACCGACATCGCCAACCGTGCTTTGTCGGCGGTTGGCACCCGATCGCAGATCGCTTCGCTTGCGGAGAACTCTGCGGAAGCTCGATCGGCGGCGAAGTGGATTGACACCACCCGCCGATCGATCCTCAGGATGGCCCCCTGGAACTCCTCAAGGAACTACAACACGCTTAGCTTGCTCAGCGCAGCCCCGGGCACTCCAGAGAACCCCTCTGCGGGCACCGCTCTCTGGGCCAAGGGCCAACCTCCTCCACCATGGGCGTACGAATATGCATATCCATCTGACTGTATACGGCCTGTTTTTATTGTGCCTCAGTTCAACACAGGTTTTGCTCCTGGCGTGCCTGTCACGACAGCTATCACGGGTGGAGCGCCTTCTTTCTGGCAAGGCCCACCAGTCAAGTTTGCCGTTGGAGTGGACCAGGTGGTCAACGGAGTTCCAGCTCCCAACGGAGACGACGTCAAAGTGATCTGGACCAACCAGGAGTTCGCCGTCCTGGCTTACCAGAAGGATCTCATCAATCCAGATATCATGGATGACCAGCTTCAGGACGCTTGGGCAATGAGCCTAGCGGCGAAGATGGTGATCGACCTCACGGGTGATAAGGCGCTAGCGAATCTCAGGATCCAGGATGCGAACCATGTTATCCAAATCGCCCGAGTCGGTGATGGCAACGAAGGCCTCACTGTTAATGATATCACTCCTGACTGGATCCGGACGAGGGGGATTGACTTCGCCTGGGACTGGGCGTGGTCGCCGATGTGGGGGAGTTTGGACTATGGAGGCTTATTGCCATCGTATTGAGGGGAAACCGTATTCAATGGGAATAGTGGGAAAGTAGAGTGAGCGAGAATGTAATCCAGACGAGTTTTGCGAGCGGGGAACTCGCCCCGAGCATCTTCGCTCGCACTGATCTCGCCACCTACCACCAGGGCCTCGCCCTGTGCAGGAACTTCTTTGTTGACTACCGCTCTGGCGTTAGCACCCGCACGGGCACGAAGTACGTCCTACAATGCAAGGGAGCCGGCTCCCGCCTGGTCCCCTTCTCTGTCTCGACCACGGTCACCTACATGATCGAGTTCGGGAACTTCTACTGCCGCTTCTACTCCGGCGGTGCCCCTGTTCTCGAGAACCCATTCAACATCAACTCCGTTTCCAACTCCTCCCCTCTGGTGATCGGAGCCCCGGGGAATAACTTCGTCCACGGTGATTGGGTCTTCGTGGTTGGCACCAACGGTGTGCCCCAGCTTGGCGGCGGGCGCTTCTTTATAGTGAACGGGACGGGTTCCTTCCTATCCCTCACGGACCTCCAGGGCAACAATGTCGACTCCTCCACCTGGGGAGTTTACACCTCTGGTGGTCAGGTATCCCGTGTTTACACGATCGCTTCCCCCTACGCTGCTGCGGACCTTTTCCCGGTTCCCTCCTTAGGCCCTGGGATTAACTCTGCCCCTGGAATCAAGTACGCCCAGAGCGTTAGCGTACTGTTTATAACCCACCCCAACTACCCACCCACCACGTTAACGTTTGGCGGCCCAACCAATTGGTTCTTCACCACGCTCGCCTTCGGCACCACGATAGCATCGCCAGCCTCGCCTCAGATCACCGCCATCGTATTCCCCAATCCAGGCTCGGCCACCCCGGCCATCGGCGGGAGCTACGTCTACGCAGTCACCTCGGTAGACACCCAAGGACAGGAGTCCCTCCCAGCCGTCTCGGCCCAGGTGGACAACATCGGCACTGCCGGCAACGCCATCCTCACGGACACCGCAGGTACCCTCACCTTCCAATGGCAGGGCGTAGCCGCAGCGCAGAGCTACAACATCTACCGCACGGTGATCGCCGCCTTCGCCGCTTCGCCTGGGCCAATCACGATCCCACCCAA